CTACTACTCTTCTGATGGTTTCCCACCAGCGTTCATTTTTTCCATTTTCTTTGATACGAGAATAGGTTCTCATATAAACTAACTCACCTAATCCGTTGAAACCGAAAGGTGGCTTTTTTCTTTTGTATTTGTCTACAAAATTATCAGATAACTGAAATTGCATTAAAACTCCTTTTAAATTTTTCTTTCTATATTAAATATCAAATTATTCAAAACCTTCAACCTCTTTTTGATGAATTTTTAATTTATCTGCCAAAGTTTTTCGTAAAAACTCCTCTGAGTTATCCATCTTTTTTTGCTGTTGAATACCTTGTTTTGAAGTTGATTTATAAATCTCAATTTTACCAAGTTCAGTATCCATTTTTGAAGGGAATGTTATCCCATCTATACCAAATCTATTTTTGATGATATGAAATCTTGCTGTCTTACCGACTTTATCTTCTATTTTTCTGGACATACTTATTACAAAGTCTGCTATCATAATTTTAGAATATGCTTCTGATACTTTTGTAGCATCTATAATTTCTTCCTCTAATGATGAACGATTGGCTTGTGATGCTGTCCATATTGGTATATTAGCTTCCCCCGCTAACGCTCTCAAATCTTCGTAGATTGACTCTAATACAAATCTTTTTTCTTTACCATACCCCATTAAAATATCAGCATAATCAACTAATACGATATCGGGGTTTATTTCTTGTAATTCTAATTGTTTTAAGTGTGAAGCTAATGTTTGAACTGATGCAGCTTTGGTTGGATAATACTTAATTATCAGTTTTCCAGGTAATTTTTTTAATTTTTTCTTGACATCTTCAACATAATACTTTATATTTGATGTTGTTATTCCTGTAAATATTGTATCATATCTTAATCCAACATAATTCTCGTTTAACTCTAATGAATAATGAACTACGGTTCTTCCTTTTCTTAAATTATGTGCTCCAATACATTGTAATGCCCAAGATTTACCAATACCAGCTGGTGCAACGATTACACCTAATTCACCTTTACCTAATCCACCATCCATAATTTCATCTATTTCACCCCAACCACATTCAACAGTGTCTCTTGCGGATTTGGATAATCTTTCGTCTAAACTTACTAAATAATCGTGTCCGATATCTCGTTCAGTTCCAGCTCTCATCGCATCATCAATTTTCTTTTTAATTTCATCATAATTTTGATTTTCTAATAAGACAACTGAATCGATAATAGCATTTTTTAATTTTTGATTTTTACAAAACTTAATCGTTTCTTTCTGAACAAATTCTAAGTCGGTTGATTCTCTGAAATTCCAAGCATCTTTTAACTTATCAACAATTGATATATTTAATACTTCGTCTTCAACATCATTTATTTTTATCTTTAATACTTCTAATGTAGGACTTGTTTTAAATTCATAAAAATAATCTATAATATTCTTAACCAACCATTTATTGGCATCTGAATCAAAATACTCTTGTTGTAAAATATCTGAAATAGTCTGTAAAAATGTTTTCTTTGTAATTAACGAAGAAATAACTTTAGACTGAAATGAATTTCCGAAACGCGTTAGTTTATCATTCTCCATATAAATTTTTTCTGACCTCTTGTTCTTTTTGTTGTTTTAATCTTAAACGATATCGTTTACGGGCTTGTAACCTAATATCTTCCTTGTTTCGCTCATAATGTTCTCTCTGCCAATGTAACTGAGCTTCTTTCCTTTCTTTCTTGGTTTTATATATTTTATATCTACCCATAATAAATATCAAATTCTTTTCTATAAATCAAATAAATTTCTCCCACATCTTTAATGGATATTCTAATTTATTTACACGAGCTTTTGCTATCTCGTAGTATTCTTCCTCATTATCTATACCAATATATTTTCGTTCTAATGAAATACACGCAAGTGGTGTAGTTCCACTGCCCATAAATGGGTCTAATACCATATCACCTTTACGACTACCTAATGTTACCAAATAATTCATTAACATTAATGGTTTTACCGTAGGATGCACATTTCTTCTTTTAGTATCTCTATCCTTGAACATACCATTAGGGTCTTCTTGTGTTCCACCTCTACCAACATATGCTCCTGCTTTCTTTTCTTCCATTAATTCTAATCCCTTATCTTTTTCACCACGACTTGCTTTTGGAACAATTAAAAATGGAAATGTTTTCTGAACTGGTTCTGGTAATGATTTGATGTTTTTATTCCACCAAGCATCTAAACTATAATATCTTGAAAACCCACCACTATCTGATATTGTGGATGCCATTCTTTTAAAACCCCAACCCATACCTCTCGTGTCTAATGGTTTCCCATCGCCTCCGTGTGGTTTTGCTGTTCTGATTTTTCCGTCTTCCAATACATTATCACTAACCAATAGATTAGCTGGAAATCTACCCATTGGACTTGCTTCTGCGGTATCATTATCTTCACTCTTAAATCCACTTTCTTTAAATACCGAACCTTCTTCTCTTGGTTTTCTTTTGGTGGTTTTGTATGGTTTTCTTTTTGCGTTTTGAACTTGTCCAAAACTTAATTTATCAATACCGATTGCTTCTTTTGATTTTTTACCAACATCTCGTAAGTCAGGCATTGTTTGATTTTCAGATTCTACATATCCTTCCTCAAATGGTATTCTACAATCATCAAACCAAGTTACACCTTTTCCATTATCTAATACTTGTTCTAAATAACCTTTTTTATCTAATGGTTTCATTGCTACGATTACAACTTCAACTGCTGGTTTTGGTTGAAATCCTGCATAACTCCCCTCTAATTCAGAATTACCTTTGGTTATGTCGTATTCTCCACCTTTAAAATCACCTGCCATACAATTTCTTTTACTTCCACTTTTATCTTTACCAACAACTTCTCTTTTGTTTCCGTGTTTTTTATCCAACATCTTACCCATATTCATTGCTTTTGGAAACCCACTTGCGTATGCCCAATAGATTGGTGTGTAATCAATTCTAAATCCAACCTTTTCTAACATTTCTGCCATACGATACTGAACATCACTTCTTGGTGCAGACATAACAAATGCCATACTACCAGGTTTTAATACTCTGAAACACTGTTCAAATATTCCAATGTCTGGTAGAACTTTATCCCAATCTCTACCCATAAATCCATAGCCGTATGGTGGGTCTGTGCATAATAAATCTACTGAATTGTCTTCGTATTTTTTTAATACCTTTAACGAATCGCCCTTTACTAATTCACTTTTCATCTTATTTTCCTATAAATCTGGATAATGTTTGAAATTTTATTTGTAACCAACTTTCTAAATTTGGAAGTGCTGAATACATCTTATCTTCCAAAAACATTTTTCTAAATATTTGTTTGTTTAGTTGTGGAATCGGTTCTCTCATTTTATCTATGGTTTTTGTTTTAGCAGATGATGAAATATTCACATTATGTAATTGCATTAAATCATAATTTCTTTCCATAAGTTCTCTATGTTGTTCTAATTCACTTGATTCTTGTATTGCTTCATCTACTGAAAATGTTTTGTCTTCTTGTAAAAATGGTAATTTCTTTTGTACGGTTTTTAATCCATAACCAAAGACACCATTAATATTATCTGATTTATCTCCGTCAAATATTCTATACATTAATAAATTGTGTGAAGGAATACCATATTCTTCTAACACATTTTCAGGTTTGTATAGTTTTTTCTTTGTCGGTGACCATACTGAAATTCTATCATCTACTAATTGTAGAAAATCTTTATCCGAAGACATAATCGTTACTTTACTATCTGGAAGAACTTGTTTTGCTGTGTATGCTATGATATCATCGGCTTCTACATTATCTATAGACAACATAGTAATTGGTAAATATTCTAAATAGTCAATCGTTCTTCGGATTTGTCGTATCATATTCTCGCGTTCTTGTTCAATCGTTTCAAAGTCATACGCTCTATTTAACCGAATATTTGTTTTTCTTTTAGCTTTATATTCTGGATACATTTTACGGCGGCGACTTGACCCACCTTTTCCATCCCATATTATGATACAACGGGTGGGCCTAAACATATTGATTGTGTAACCTATTGATTTCAGAAAACCAACTATTCCACCAATGTGTGTCCCATCATCATTAGTAGTTGGTATAACACTAAACACTCTAATAAAAGTATTTAGGCCATCTATTATCAATACATTTTCATTGGGGTTATCCCCGTTATCCGAGCCGCTTTGTTCTTTAATCTCGTTAAGAATTGATAAATATCTTTGTTTATTCATCTCCAATGACTTCCTTCGTGTATTCAACATCATCTATACCAATGTTGCCTTTTTTGTATTGTAAGATAGTTTTTTTACATATCTGTTTATACAAATGATTACGAAGTCCGTCATTGCTTTCCATTAACTCCTTGAAATCTTTTGATTGGAATTTATAGTCTTTTTTACGATAAGTTACTGTATACCAAGAACCAGCTTGTATTAACAATTTGTGTTCTTTCATTACAGTTAACCAACCGCCATAATTATCTATTCCTGAATCAAAATACATATCATAGTCTGCGTGTCTTAAAGGTGGCCCTAATCTGTTTTTGATTACTTGAGCTCTACATTTCATACCAATAATCTTGTTTCCAGATTTTATCTGTCCAAGATTTTTCAAACGAATTCTCGTTGAAGCGTGAAATGGTAGTGCTTTTCCACCACTTGTAGTCCACGGGTCCCCAAACATAACACCTAATTTTTGTCTTAACTGATTTGTAAAAATAAGTGATACTCTTTGACGACCAATTAATTGAGTGATTTTTCTTAAAGCTTTAGATATAATGATTGCTTTTGAAGTTGCATATCCGTCTTTTCCAAAATCGGCTTCTATTTCAATCTTTGTTGAAGTTCCTGCTAATGAATCAACCAAAATTGTTACCAATCTATCTTTATCTGCTTCGCGAACTTTTACAATAATATCTTCAATCGCTTCAAAAATATCCTCAACACACTCAAAGTGTAGATATAATAATTTACTTACATCAACACCTATTGCTTCTAAAAACTCAACACTAACTGAAGTTTCTGTATCCATATAAACTGCGATACCACCTTGTTTCTGTGTTTCTGTTAAGATGTGTGATGCGAGTAATGATTTACCAGTTGATTCTAATCCGTTGATTTCTGTGATTCTACCAACTGCAACACCACCGTTTTCACGATTAGATATTGCTAAATCTAACATTGAAGACCCTGTTGATACAAAATCCTTAATGTCTGTTGGTGTTGTGTCACTTCCGTCAAGGAAATAAGCAACTTTATTGTCTTTGAACTTCTTATTCAAGTTCTCGGCTATAACAATAGCTAAGTCATCTTTTATTGACTTTTTTACTGACATATTTTACTCCTTAGTTATTAAATAAATCGTCGAATTGTGTGCTTGCGTCTTTAACCTTTGATGATGTTTGTTTCTTAGCTTTATCTTCTGCTAATTTTTGTTCAAACTCATTTACTGGTTTTTCCTTTTTTTCAGATGAAGTTTCTTCATCAGGATTTAACCATTCGTTTAACACCTTAGTTAGTTCATCATAAGATAATTCATTATAAATTTCACGAATATCCTTTTGAGTTTCTTTAACTTTCGCTAATACTTTAGAGTCCTCTGTCAATTTAGTCACATTAGGCTTCACTCTAATTGAAGTAGATGGAAACGATGCTCCAGTTTCTTCAGCAGTTTTAAATTCTAAAGTAATATCACGACCGTTTATAGGGTCACTAATATCACCATAGTCAGGGTCTGCGATTATAGAAAGTAGTTCTTGATAAACTGTCTTTCCAAATCCCCAAAATTTAACACCTGCTATTTCTTCACCACGAACCATAACAGGTGCAAAAGTTCTCATTTTAGATTCGAGTTTTCTACCCAAAGTAAAATCGTCTTTATTTCCTGTTGTTTTTAATCGTTGTGAAAATTCTTCAATTGGGTCTGGTCTACCAAAAGAAATCGGTGAAAGATAGTTCTTACCACCTAAATTATAGTGAAAAAATAACTCTATAAATGGTGTATCTGGATTGAATTTGTAAGGAACTATTCTAACTTGTTGTATTCCTGGTTGCGGTTTCCAAAGATTTGAAGTTCTTGTGTTTGTTGATTGTAACTGGCTTAACCTTTTTTTAATTGCGTTAATATCCATTTTTTATCTCCTGTTTTTTTATTTTTATTTGTTAATTGTTATTCAGTAATAAATATAAAGAAGTTTCGTAAAAATACAAACTATTTTACCATTCTTGAACATTTATTATTTTAAATATTTTTGTGGGGATAATATTCAACCCCGATTCATTTGTCAATAATAAATTGTTCTGATAGTTTTCCCAGGGTATTGGAAAAGTCTTATCTAAAACTCCATTGTTTAATTTTCTAATTGTTTCGTTTAATGCGTTAATTGTATATAATGTGTTGGATTGTTTTTTTCTATGTAATGAGATTGTTCCAGGAATTGCTTCATCTCCGTCATAAAAATCCTCAACCATTTCTATATTATAAGTGCAGATTAATTGTCCTGGGTCGTCTTCATTTTGAAATACATATACTTTATCAAATAAAATTGTATACGAATCT